TGTTACTGTTGGAATGTTAAAAGCTGTTTTCCAAAGAGGTCTAGGTGCGTTTAATGTTTCTCATTCTCCTAAAATAAAAAGTGCAACTGCATGGGCGCAAGCGAGAGTAAATGCGTTTCTGTATTTGGTGAAAAACGGCAGACCACAAAATAAAAAGTATACCGGAGATTTTGATTTATTGCCAAAAAAACATCCTAAATCGAATAAAAAATAAAAAAGTTTGTGAGAATTTACTTTAATAAAACGTTATATAAATATGAATCTAAAAAACAGAATCCAGGATATCTTTGAAAAGTACAGCGTACAGCTCGAAGTGGAGGATAAGGAGGTAGATCTAAAGCATACTCCAGACCACAAAGAGGACAAAGATGAGATGCAGTTAGCAAAGAAAACTTTGGCTAATGGCACAGTTATTTACACAGATGCTGACGAGTTTGGTGTTGGCGTAAATGTGTTTATTGTTAACGAAGAAGGTGAGCGTATGCCTCTTCCAGATGGTGAATATGAGTACGAAGAAGGTGGAAAGACTATAGTAGCAAACGGTAAGATTGCTGAAATGGTTGAAGCCGAAGAAGAAAAAGAGGAGAAGGAAATGAAAGACCATGAGGATAAGGAAATGGATAAGCATAAGGATAAGGAGGAGAAGATGAAAGAGCATGAAGATGAGGACAAGAAAGATATGGAGGAGGAAGAAGATGAAAAGAAGTTCACTAAGAAAGAAGTTGAGGAAATGGTAAAGAAAGCAGTTAAGGATGCAAAAGAAAAAATGCATTCTGAAATTGAAGATACCAATACTCAATTGAAGGAATTAAAGGAGCTAATGAGCTCTCAAGTTGCTGAATCTGGTTTACGCAGAAGTGCTTCTGCTCCTCAGAGGGTACAACTATCAGATATTAAAAACATGAAATCTCAAAAAGATAGAGTTTCATTTATTCACGATTTTTACTTAAATAAATAATAAAATGGCTAAAAGTTTAGACATAAATTCTAGTTCGTACGCAGGGGAATTAGCGTTACCTTATATTGCACCTGCGATTCTTTCGGCTGATACAATTTCGAATGGTTACATAACTGTTCACGAGAATGTAAAATTTAAAGCCGTTTTAAAAAAGTTATCAAACGCATCTGAAATTATCGATGCTTACGGTTGTGATTTCTCAGCTAATGCAGGAGATCTTGACTTAGATGAAGTAGTATTAACACCAACAGAGTTAAAGGTAAACCAAGAGCTTTGTAAAGGCGATTTCCGCTCTGATTGGGAAGCACTTCAAACAGGCCGTACTTTAATGGGTGATAGACTTCCTCCAAACTTTGAAACTTTCCTACTTCAATTCTTAGCAGGGAAAGTATCTGAAGGAGTAGAGAGAGCAATTTGGCAAGGAAACTTCAACGCAGCTACAGGAGCAGCGTCTGGAGGTATTGCACCACACTTCGATGGTATCTTCCACAACGTTGTAGATAACAACGGTTCACTAGCAGCTACGCCAGTACAATTATCAACGCTAACAGCAGGTAATATCCTTGCGTTTGTTGATTCAGTTGTAGGTAATGGTTCAAGTGCAGTATTGAATAGCTCAGATTCTAAGATCTTCATGAGTAGAAAATCTCTATTCTTATTCCAGAGAGCACTAGGAGGAACAATTACTACAACAACTTCTGGAGCAGCAGCAGCACCAACACAGGGAGCAATTCTAACTGGAGCAGTACCTACAAATTACTTAGGTTACGAGATTATAACACCTGCTGGTTTCCCTAACGATGCGTTATTATTCGGACAGATTGAAAATATGCACTTCGGATGTAACCTAGCAACAGACCAGATTGAGGCAACAATTGTAGATATGACATTAACAGATGCGTCTGATAATGTACGTGTTGCAATGAGATTCTCAGGAGGTACACAAGTAGGAAACTACGGTGATCTTTCTGTAGGTTACATTTATTCTTAATCTTAAAATAGTTAACACATGGCTTGTAGCATAACAATAACAGGTAGAACCCTTCAATGCAAAGATGCGTTAGGAGGTATTAAGCAAGTGTATATCGGTCTTTACACAGGACACGACCAATATGCTACTCCTTCAGGTGGAACTATTACAGATGCGTCTGCTAGTTTAAACGTTTACCAATTTGAAGTACAGCAGGGCAGTTCAAGTTTTACACAAACTGTATCTGCTTCTACAGAGAACGGTAGCGTTTTCTATACTCAGGTTTTATCATTGAGCTTTAACAAAATGGCTGCTTCCGATGTTGCTGAAATTCATGATTTGAATAAATCAAGATTAACAGTAATTATTGAAGATAAAAACAGCAATTATTGGGTAATGGGTAACAGGCATGGAGTAGAGGTAACTGGTGGAACATTTGTCAGCGGACAAGCTGCCGGAGACTTGAACGGAGCAACTATGGAATTAACTGCAATGGAAATGATGGCAGCACCTGCTTTAGGTACGCTATCAGGAGGTAATATTACTTTCAACGCAGCTTCATAGTTGATATATATATAAATTAAAGAAAGGGGAGGTTGCTGATTGCTTCCTCTCCTTTTTCTTTATCTCTGAAAAATGATAATATTAAATACAAATACAGCATTGCAGACATTTTATGTAACGCCTTTTCAGAGAAAGAAGGACTTTACAACAACGATAACAAATTATTTATTTGTAGTAGAATCTTTATTGACGGATAAAAAGTATTATTTTGTTGCTGATGTACAACAAGATAATGAACGTTATACAGAAGTAAGGATTAGCACAAACACAAATACAGGCACGAATAATATTTTAATAACAGAATCAGGACAATATAGTTATATCATCTTCGGACAGACAAACAGCAGTAATCTTGATCCTAATAATGCAGTAGTTGTTGGGGAGCTAGAAAGAGGTTTAATAACATTCACAGGTGAAGATGCATGGACAATGCCGAGTATAGATATACCTGATAACGTTGTATATTACGAGTAAGATGGAAATATTAAATTTAGCACAATACCAAGAAAGGAGTTATAAAGAGACACCAACTAATAGAGGGTGGGTAAATTATGGAGACGATAATCTTTTTCCTCAATACCTTGTAGATCTTTATAAATCAAGCGCAACACACTCTGCACTATGTAATACAATTGCTCAGATGATTCTGGGCGAAGGTGTTTTTTCCTCTGACATAGAAACAAGGTTAAAGATCAAAGAATGGGATTTAGATGAGGTTATGCGTAAGGCATGTATTGATTTGAAAATACAAGGAGGATTTGCCTTAGAGATTGGTTACAGTATTGATAGAACAACAATAGCATCTGTACGTCATTGCCCTTTTGAAAATTTAAGAAGCGCAGAAGCTGATGAAAATGATAAAGTGCATTTCTATTGGTATTCTAAAGATTGGAGCGATAGAAGAGAAATACCTATACAAATAAAGGCATTTGATCCACAAGAGAAAGTAGAATATCCAACACAAATATTATACGTTAACCCTTTTTCTCCAGGAAGTTTCTACTATCCAAAACCTGACTATATCGGTTCAGTAAATTATATTGAGTTAGATAAAGAGATAAGTAAGTACCATATAAATAATATTCGTAACGGACTTGCACCAAGCTTTACGATACATTTTAAGAACGGTGTACCTAGTCCTGAAGAAAGGCATAAGATAAGAAACGATATAGAGCATCAGTTAGGCGGAACAACTAATGCAGGTAAATTTATAATTACCTATTCAGACCAACCGGAGAGAAAGCCAGATTTTGAACCTTTCCCATTATCAGATGCAGACAAACAATATCAGTTTCTTTCTACAGAGGTAACTGATAAAATTATGGTAGGGCATAGAGTTGTATCAAGTGCTATGTTTGGAGTAAAAACAGCAGGACAGCTAGGTAATACGCAAGAATTAGAAATTTCTGCTGAGTTGTTTGATAAACAAGTAATCAAACCATTTAGAAAAATTGTAGAAAAAGCATTAGTTCATGTTTTGAATGCAGCAGAATTAAATCCTAGTATTGAGATAGATGAAGTTGAAAAAGTAGTAATTGAAGCTAGTACAGAGAAAACTTGTTGCAGTAGTGATATGATGAACGAAGAATTTGAGCTAGAGGCATCAAATTGGCTAATATCAAATGGAGAAGATGAAGATCTAGAAAATTACGAATTGATAGATTCCAGAGAAGTCGATTATGAGAAGGAGCGAATGTACGATGCGCTTTGGAATTTTGCAGAAACTGTTCCAAATGATAGAAAAGAAAAAAGTGATTTGGATAATGAAATTGTGAAGATTCGTTATCAGTATGATCCACGCAAAACAAGTGAAAATAGCAGGACATTTTGTAAGTTGATGGTACGAGCAAATAAAATATACACGAAGGAACAGATTCAAAAGGCAGGAAGTTTGGCAGTAAACCCAGGTTGGGGGCCAGGGGGAAGAGATACCTACGATATATTTCAATTTAAGGGCGGAGGAAATTGCAACCATAGATGGGTGCGTAGAACGTACTTGCAAAAAAATAACAAAAGAGTTTCAGTTGCTGAAGCAAAGAGAATTATAGACAAGTTGCCTTTAGAGGATAGATTAGCAAATCTGATTCCTGCAAACGACCCTGCAATAGTTTCTCAGATGCCAAGCACAATGCCTAACAAAGGCTTTTTAAACCCACGATAATATGGCACTAACAGCAGAGGTTTTATTTGTAAATACAGATTACATTAAGCGCATAACTAGTCTTAATGGTAGCGTAGAAGATTCGGTAGTAGTTCCGGCAATAATACTTGCCCAGGATAAATACATACAGCAATATCTAGGAACAGACCTTTTAAATTATCTAAAGACAAACGTATCATCGCTTACAGGCGTTTATGAGACGCTTATGGACACTTATATAAGAAAAGCAACGTGCTGGTGGACAATGGTGGAATTAATTCCTAATTTGTACGTTAAATTAGATAACGGAGGTCTTGTAATTAGAGCATCTGAAAACACTAACCCAATATCTGAAGATGATCTTCATAGAGAGGTTGAAAGAGCAAGAGCTAATGCGCAGTTTTATACAGAAAGATTAGTAAGTTATCTAACAAAAAACAGTTCATCTTTTCCTCAATACACAAGTAACGTTTCTCCAGATATGCACCCGGAAAAGGTTGCATACAATCAAAATGGCTTAACAGTATCAAAAGGAAAAAACTTCTTTAAATATGGAGGTGATAGGAAGCCAAGCGTTTTAGATAATTCACCATACGACTGCTGATATGAAAACTAGCAGAAAA